AAGACCTTTTTAGAGTACTCTAATTACTTTTTCTTTGCGCTTGTAGACTGACCTAATAGTAAACTGAGGGTTAGATTGGAAAAACGCTACAGCATCCTCTAGCGTGCTAAATGCAGGATGTCTGCCGATTGTTTTAAAATCTGCATGATTCATAGCCGCTCTGATGTACTGTTCACTGAATGGCAACTCTAGGGATAATTCTCCAGCAGTTCTGTATTTCGTTTGGTTCACAGCACTCTTATGTCCCGATCTTCGTAAACTGATTCCCTCTTGTCCGTTAGTTGATTTGTTCCAATGGCCATCGCTAAGGCAACCATTCCATCAACCTTTTCGTAAGATTTTGCCTTATCGATTAGCATATTTCCATTTGCATCGAACCGAACGACTGCATTTGAAGCACACCAGTCGAGGACGGGATTTCCACCGTGTTCAATTTCTTTTCCAACAATTAAGCGCTGTGTTTCAGCAACTGCTGGCCCCATATGATAAAAGGACTGTTTGAAAGGGGCCATATCGATTTGATTGTTGATCAAGTTCTGGCTCATATGACCCGAAAACGTCCTGTCGTACCCTATCGTTTGAATGTTAAATTTCTCGCTGTCTTCGATAATCGCTTTTTCAACGAAGTTATAGTCGGTAATATTGCCAGGAGTAGCAATAACGTGACCACTATTACGCCATCGATCATAGGGAACCCGATGCTTAGTTGACCTTTCGATTATATTTTCCTCTGGAATAAAGAATCGGCACAGCACAGTCATTTTTTTCAAATGAGCCTGGGGCGGGAAAACGTAAACGAGTGCAGTAAGATCTTCGACTTGTGCTAAGTCTAAACCGCCCCAGCATTTTAGGCCGTGTAATGTTGCTTCGCGGATCGTTTTTGTACCGCAAGCATCCCAGACGTCTTTGTTTATCCAAGCAGACAATGATTCGACCCAGACATTCAGTTGTTTAGTCAGAAAATCAGCTTTACGACTTGGAACTAAAGCAGCTTCCTTAGCAAGATCTTCCATGTAATCTGCATTTTTACTAATACCAAGATTAGGATTAGCTTTCTGCCAGATTTTTGGATCTGCCCAGTTGTCACCTTCATCAATTGTGTAATTCATGTAGAACAGATTATCGCGCTCGATAACGCCTTCTAGCACCTGTTCTCCGTATTTTTGCTGTTTAACGCACGGTTTTTCCCGCTTGTATTCGCCAGCTGTTGTGATTTTGAGATAAAGATACTCCGATTGAGAGCCAAAAGCCGAGTTTATGACGTTATCTAGACCGTCAGTTTCTTGTGTATGAAACTCATCGAAAACAACAAAGTAAGGATTAAGACCGTCCAAGCGCTTGTAATCTGCGTGTAAAGCCTTCCAACGGTTCTCGAAAGCAGGGCAACGCATCTCCCATGTTCGAATTTGAACAGCATTTGGCAGTTCTTCTGATCTCTTGACAAACCCTTCGCCATAATCTTTGAGCAAGCTCGCCTGGCCTCTGTCACTAGCTAGGCAGTAAAATTGTGAATATGTTACACCGTCCATCAGAAATGAACTCAGTCCAAGTCCACTGATCAGAGTAGATTTAGCATTTTTTCGAGGAACTAAGACTAAGCCCTGCTGAAATCTGCGTTTTCCAGTTTTTTTTACCCGCCATCCGTAAAGATTTCCGACAATAAATTCCTGCCAGTCTGGTAAAACAAATGGATCACCGTTTTCTAGAACTAGTAAATCCCGAAAGAACGCTATTCGCGCAGCTACTATTTTAGTGTCAAAGATTAGATCCTTGCGTTCAAGATCACGAACGAATCGTTCACACGCAAGCCTGACCCACTTGCATGCAGGGGTTTCGCCGATTAGGACTCGATTTGCGTAATTTGATACGGGATCCAACTAAGTTTTAGGTTTGCCGCCCCATTTGTGGTTTCCGAAATGGGCACAGTACATTTCTGATGGAAAATTTGATTTATCAGCAAACATGGCTTCGCGTGCTTCTCTTTTAGGAGCGCCGAAACCATTGTATGGATAAAATGCGGTAGACGGTAGGTGCCTGACATCTTTTCTGCCGAACCAAACAGAAGAGAAAAACGCAGGGCCAGTGGAAACAGAACAAGCCCTGTCGTTATGCTCCTCGTACCAAGCTGGCAAAGCGTCCAATGTTTCTTGCAGAACAGGATGGTTTTTAGGCGCACCGAAAAGACCATTAGCAAATGATTTCCCTGATCTAAGTCCACAGAATGGTTTAGGGTCTATTAGCAACGATCCCATGTGCCTGAGTGGTTTAAAATCAGCATCGATGTAGATTCCGCCAATTTCCTTAACTGCAATTATACGCAGAATATCTGAGCGACCAGCATAACTAGCGGCATTGTCGTAAATGTACCGTATCGAATCTGGAACAAGACTTTCCGATTCCTCACGCAAGGTATGGAAGGTAAAATCTGGATGTATTTTCTGAAAATCAAGCCACCAGTCCTCGAACATTTTTGGTATGGGCTTCGGACCAAGCCAAATTCGAATCATGTTTTTTTGAATCATTAGTTTTTCGGTAAGACAAATCTTGGTGCGGGCATGTATTTGCTTAGTAAAGTATTTTTAGGTGCTTCAGTTGATTGGCCATCGTTGTTTTGTCCTAGATATTGTTTGCCTAGATAGATAGCCATCGGTACTGATCCAGCCATAGCCATTTCGAATTGTTTACCGCGCAAAGATAAACAGCCTTCAGCACGACCTTTTTCGATTGCCTCTCTAAAAGCGTCATCTGTAACAGCAGTTTTTTTCACTAATGATTCGCTGACATCGAAAGCAGCAGCAATTTCTTTGTATGTAGCCATTCTGGCGGCAATTAGCCTGACTTTTTGAAGTGGTGGGTTCCATTTTTGTTTCGGCATTTTAAATTTTCCTATGTTTTTCTGATATGATTGATGGCACAGCACATTGCCAATTGATACGATGATGAAGGCGTTGCTTTTCGCCCATGACCCCAACTTTTACTGCACTAGGGCAATAAAGCACTGAATAAAATGATTTAACGTATGTTCCCCAGCGCAGATATGCCTCCGTAATTCCACCAGCATTTTGTTGTGTCGGTTTTTGATTTAGCCTGATGAATGAAATTGTAAAAAACAGTTGGCCGATGGATCCATTTTGCACGTAGGTGTTTACGTCATCGTTTAGAGTTCCATAGAAATCGAAAGGACGATCTGTTTTGCAGAACCAGGCGTTCATACACTTCCGACTCAGACCCTTTTTAAATACGCTAGATCCTTCGCCTCCGATAAAGTCTCCTCCTTGTGCAAACGCTACAGATTTAGCAGGAATTACGTCTAAGAATCTAAAAAAGCTAGCAATTACTGGATCTAGATTGGTTATTTTTTTCTGCCCGATGTACTGACCGTTCTCATTCTCGCTGAAGGAAAACAGATCATAGTCGTCATCTAAAACGAGGAAATGCGTAATGCCTAGTTCCTCAGCTATTTTGAAAGCTGCTTTACGAGCATAGATAGGTGATCTTAGTTCATTGAAGTTGTCGCCGGTATCAATCTGTTCAGCAAACCGTTTTTTATCGAATATCTGAACATGCTCCTCGCCGAAATTGGATTTATACTGTTCTGCTGAAGAATCTAGATCATCGACGATCAGTAAAATTTTGCCAGTATAGCCATAACGCCGTAGCGCTTTAAACGTTGGTACGTTGTCAGGCCTTCCGTGGGTCAAGATAAAGCAAGCGTAATTATTCATTCAGAAAACGGTCTATTAGTTCATCACGCAAGCTGACGTAGCCATGTTCAATCGCTGCATCGAAATCGATTATGACAAGAGCACTGTTCTCAAATAGCTTTTGTACGTTTTTGTCAGCATGAGCGTAGTATTCTGCGATTTTCTTAAAGTTAAATTTCCGATGTCGCTGTGCGGAGTGCATTAGAAAATCTCTGATTTCTGGATCTAGTCCGATTTCTGTTTCGACTTGTTGAATTTCAGTCATGAGTTCGTGAACTTTAGATTCCTCGAACAAGCTAAAGATCGGTGGTGCTTCCTCTTCTTTTGGTTCGTAAATTGGTGTGCCAGTTCTACTGGTGTAGGGATTATCCGCGCCCATGTCTGGCTCTGGAATAACAGGTAACATGAAATCGACTAGTGCATCACTATCAAATCCCGTAAGATCCATGTCAATATTGTGCGCATCTAGCTCTAGCAAAAGATCTGAAAGAATTCCGTTGTTAGGATTAGCTAATTTGGCGATTTGATTATCAGCAACTAGATCAAGTTTCTCTTGCAGATCAGAATCGTAGTCTTGGTAATCTACTGGCACTTCCGAAAGCCCGATCCTACGCGCGGCTTCAATTCGACCATGACCTCTGATCACATAGTTACTTCGTTTAGAGACAACGACGGGATTTCGCCATCCTTGCTCGGTTATTATCTTGCCTAGCAAATCTAGCTGTTTTTCGCCATGCTCATTGTAGTTGGTTGGGAACTCTGCTAACTCATTTATATCGACCATTGCATCGTGAGAGCATTTAACTGGTGGATTTGCCTTTTTATTACGGTTACTCATAGTTTTTTACATTTTAAAATTCAGCTGTATTTTCTGTTCTAT